TGATGAATGACCCGAAGATTGCCTCAATCGACGCCTACCGCCTCTGCAAGGGCCAGACCATACCGGCCGATGTTGTGTGGGAACACTTCGCCAATCGGCGACCCGACACCGTGGCCAGTTGGGTCTTGGAGTACGGAGACGAGGCGCTAGCTAGGGCTGCTCGAATGCCTCAAGTTCTGCTTCAAGTTCGGGGCTGGCTTGATCGTGATCGCAGCAAGGCGGAGCTTCCTCCGCTGGTGATGAACACGGCAGGTGGCGCCATCAACGTGCTTACCGATGACAAGGCTTCAACCTACCTGAACGATCAGGCGTTCCAAGGGTTGCGCCGTCATCAGCGGGCATCCACTCGGCTTGTCGCCGCCGTGGATGAATCTAAGTTGACCGGTGCCGCCCGTCGCGAACATCAAAACCGGATCAACGTGCATAGCTTCATCGCTGCATCCGCCCAGGGCGCCCAGCGTCAGCTCCGGCTGTTGAAGCAGAACGGCAAAAAAGCGCCGCAATTGGAAGGGTGATTGCCTGGGCATCCGCAAGGTGTAAGACCTAGTCCGCTGCCTCGCAACGCAGCGCTGCGCCGTCCGCCGTGACGCACCGCCCCGCAACGCACAGGGGCCCCTCACCGGGCCCACCCCCCCCCAGCACTAACGCACACGGAAACCTGCCACCAACACCACCACCCCCAACCACGCCATGAGCAAAGACAATGATTCACGTGACAGCATAACTTTTCCGCATAAAGAAAGAAAACGCGCTGAACGAATTGCGGCATTGCTGAAGCTTAGTGATTGGCCACATGCTTTTGGCATTGGGCTTCATTTTGCCGAGCAACACGCAGAAGCTAGCGTCATAGGACGTACAGAGATGCTTACGTGCACACCAAAGCTGGCGGAAATAATAGAAAACAACCGTGAATTCATCGCAGCCCTTTGCGAGGAAGGCGTAGTAGAATGGCTGACGCCGTTCGTCTTGGCTAAATCCAAGCAAAGCAACCACCCCGCCCCTGACACCACCCAACCATGAAAAACTTCTTTGGCTTTGACCCTTCCAATCATCATATCACCTCAAAAAGAGTAGCTCACGCCATTGCGGCCAATGCGATTTTAGTGCTATGGGCTGTGGTAGTTAGTTACTTGATGGGCAAGTATTCTTAACCTACCCCCCTGACACCACCACAACCCCCCCACAAAATGGCTATCACCAAAATCATAGTAGAAAACGAAACCACAACAAAAGCGCTTTGCGCTCTTCTCTGCAGCCAAAAAGTAGGCATGTCTCCAATCTGCCAAGCCGAAATATGGATAAACAGGAAGCCTGTGTACTTGTTTGATAATATTACCGATCCTAGGCCAGACGCTATACTGAGATCTCTTAACGAAATAGAAACAAGGCGTTTGACCGCAATTGCCTGGGCACAGCTCAGCCTTCCCACGGAAGTCTTTGAGCTGCTGGGACTGTCTTCCGACTGACGCACCCGGTAACCTGCCCAACCCATCCCCTACTCACCATTATTGAGGATTTAGCTTTGGCTCACTACTGTGCTCCAGGTTTTCAGTTTGATGGAAAAGGATTTAGCCCAACGAATACACCGCCAAGTGTCAAGGCTGTGCGTGAAGGGTTGTTTGTGCTTGGCTCGGGCGTCACTTTGGCAGGAGAAAAGCGTCTGGCTTTTCTTGCTGCATTGCATCAAGCCGTACAAGAAAAACACATTGATCTTTCAGACCCTAACCCTGTCGCTGGCATTGAATGGGAAACCTTAGGCGACACGGGCGAAGGAACAATCAAGGTCACAGTAGAATGGCGGGTATCTATTGCCCCGCTACCTGAGGCGTCTGATGCGCTGGGTCTGCTCCCCAGTTGACCCGGTAACCTGCCACAACCACCGCCCACCCATCAAGTACCCATCAAGTACGGCAGGCACTAAAAAGCCCCAGCATCGCCGGGGCCTATCAATTCAGTTGTCCGGAATTTCCGGATACCTGATCAGAGCAGTTCAAGCCCCGGCTTGCCGTATCCAGCCAGGCTCACCTGATACTTGAGCACGGTGCCGGCGGCCTGCTCCGGCTGGTAGGACTCGAACATGCCATACCCATACTCCACCTGGTTGCCGTTATAGGGGCCGATCAAGGCGTACGCGATCATCAACTTCTCGGATAGGTTCAGTTCCTCGCATAGCCGCATGGCACGCCACGCAGAAGCGGCGAAGGATGTAACCCCAGATAGCGTCCAGGTCTTGTCCTTGGCGGTCGGGATCGGCGTGGCGTAACCACCCGCTTCCTCGTCGTAGGTGGTGACGGATTCCTTGGTGGTGGCGTTGGCGGGCTGGGCATTGGTCAGCCCCATCAGGCGGAATGGGGGATCGGTGCCATCAAGCAGCAGCGAGGGGGCCACTACACCAGCAGCAACGGCAGCCGTGGTGATCGCAGAACCAGCCAGGGCGTAGGAGAGGGTGTGCGGGCTTGTGGTGGTCACCGATGTCACCACGAACGAACCGTTCAGACTGGCGAACGGGGCGGGGAGATCTTTGACAACGATCCTCCGGCCTACTGCAATGCCGTGGGCTTCGGCGAAGGTCAGGGTGGCGAGAGAGGTAGTGGTAACGGCATTCGTAACCGCATGGGTGCCAACGCCAAAGGCTAAAGTATCACCCGTGCCAGCAGTGATAATCTTGGCAGTCGCGTTTTGCAGAGTGGTGTTGTTGATGAACTTGCCGGCGCCAAGCCCGCCAAGACTGATGCGGGTCAGGTCAGCCGCCGAAGACTTGATGGGGGTAAAAAAGAACCGGTAGCCAAAACTCTGCTGCCATTCCGTAGACATTTTCGTGCCGGCATCGCCGGGGCGTTACCTCTCAGGGTGCCGCCATGGCTTAAGCCTCATCAGCGGCTTAGGCTGGAAAGCTGGGGCATGGCCTCCTATCCTCGCGGCGTCAGCCACTGCCCTCACAACAACCATCGCCCGTATCAGGCTCGGGTGTGGTGGGATGGTCGCCGTTGGTCGCTGGGCTATTTCCCGTCAATCCAGGCGGCAGCGCAGGAGGTTGAGGCGTGCTATCAGCAGATTGAGCGATGGGCAGCCATGCTCTTGCCGCCGCCCATGCTGGCGTCACAGCATCGGGAGCGTCTGGCACAAGCAGCGTCACCACCCGCTGCGGATCCCCCGCCATCCTGAAGGCACGCACCTGACCGGCTGCGGTATCTTCGGCCAGCAGCAGCCCCCGCCAGCCGTCCTGCTGCTCGACGGGGGCCAGTAGCAGGGCATCATCTGCCAGCAGAGCCAACAGTGTGGGTGGGGTTATTCCCTCTCCGGCGGTAGCAAGGGCATCGTAGAAGGCCATCGCAAACCCTGGAACCTGCTGGGCTTCGCATAGGGCAAGCATCGCCGCACCAGCTTCCGCAGGCGGGCCCTGTGGTGCATCGCCAGCCGCAGCCGGCGGCAAGTGCCAGCAGAAGTCCTCCATCGTGAACGGCTCGCTGCGCTTATCGGTGTCCCGGTGAGCGCTGGCGTACCAGGCGTGAAGGTTGGCGATCGGCCGTTCTGCAGCGTGCTGCCGTTCCCTCAGGAATCGGGCGCCTGTTTCGATCGCTTCCCAGACGATCGTTTCGGGGCAGTAGGCGAATCGCTCACAGGAGAAGAATTGATGGTTAGGCCAGAGGTCGTTGACCCTCCAGAAGATTGCGCCCCAGTCGGTTGGGGCAGGTTGGGCTTTCCCAGGTTTTCGGCCATTGCTTGCAAGTCGGGCGCTTCCTGATCTTTGCCCCCGCGTTGCTCTCGCAGCATAAAGTTGTAGATGGCATCTCGCAGCCCTTCGGTCATCTTCAGGGTTTCATCATCGGTCCAGTTGGCGCAGTCAGGATCTACTTCCCCCAGGCGGTAACGGATTGCAGCGGTAACCATCCGCGTGACCCTTGCCTGAAATTTTGCGGTTTGGCACTTGTCAATTTCATGGATCAACCGGTGCTCGCGCTTGCGAATCATGGTTTCCAGCGGATCCAGCACCACGGGGATGCCGTTGTGCGCGGACATCACCCGTAGTGCGACAAGATTGGCGGTCGGCTCGGGCAGGTTGTCCATGTGCTGGATGACCTGAGCCAAGCGCTGCAACTGGTCGGTCAGCGTAGATTGGTCTTCAATCTCTTCCAGCAGTAAGCGCTCCCCGACCAGCAGAGCATGGAAGACCGGGAATTGCAGGATGCCCGTGGTTGCATCCCCCACGTCCTGGACCTGGACATCTAGCGCGGTGACAAAGGGTAGGGGCACGGTGCTGTTGCGTTTTCCCAGTTTGCCGTAGTGGCTTAGGGAGTGGGGATGGCTTATGATGTGGGGGCTGGGGCTTTGCGCTGGCGTGGGCGAGCGTCTGACGCTACGACCGCTGCCCTTGCTCCGGCACCCCCCTTCACCACCAGAGAAACCGTGACCAAGCTCCTGATCGCCTCAGTGCTAGCTCTGACCTTGGCTGGCTGCGCGAGCCCCGACCACGCCCAGCAGGTGCTAGTTGATGCTGGCTACTCTAACGTGCGAACAGGCGGCTATTCGTGGCTTGGCTGTGGCAAGGGTGGCATTTATGCCACCGATTTTGAGGCAGTAGGGCCAACGGGCATGCCGGTTAAAGGAACTGTTTGCAGCGGGTTTTTCAAGGGTGCGACAATACGCTTCAACTGAATTACGCCTTTCCCCCCTTCACCACCACCACCACCGACCATGACCGACTTTCGTGCCTTGTGCGCTGAGCTGCTGTCAGAGATTGACGCTGGCCGTGCGGCCGTACTTGATCGTGTAACCCTCAAGCTCCGAGCCGCCCTGGACGAGCCGGAGGAGGAGGGCGCTCCCGTTGCGTGGCTTTACGACGGGGAGCCGTGGTTTGACGGAAACACTTGGGTAAAGGAATGGGCCGTCACTACTGATAAGCGGTTGGCGCAGTTCAAAGCAGAACCATCTGAACCAATTCCGCTTTATCGCTATAGCCGCCCCGCCCCCGCGCCAAAGCCCATCCCGGTGAGCGAACGGCTGCCGGAGGACGGGGATTGTGTGGTCATCTCGGCGCTTAGTACAAACGATTCCCCTTTTCGCTACTGCTGGATGGGGAGAAAGATCACGCACTGCAGTCAAGCGCTATGGATCTGGGACTGGGCATTTATCCCGCTCACAACAGAGCAGCGGGACTGGCCTTTCCTGTACTGGTTGCCGGCGTCAACTCGGTTCCTGCCGACGACGGTAGACAGCGACCAATCCACCTAGCCCCGCGCTACCGCCACCTGTATCCGTTGCTGCAGCTTCTGCCCCAGTGGATAGACGGGGATCCCTGGGGCCTGCACCGCGCCACTCACCGCATCTGTCCAGGGCCTAGCCGGCAGGATGGTGCCGTTGCGCAGTCGGGCCCCTTCATGCGCAACCGTGGCATGGGCAGCGCTCCAGCGGGCTTCCAGCGTGTAGGGACCAATGAAGCTGTAGGTCCCGCTTTGTCGCAGTGAGCCGGTGTCCACGATGTTGCGCGGGCTGCCGACCACCCCGACCCGGCGCTGTGTTTCCCGTAGCCAGTTCCATGCCGCAGGGTTGAAGCTGGCCTGATACCGGCCAAACAGTTCGATCAGGGTATTGCGGGCGATCTCCTGCAGCATCCGATCCGTTGCCCCAGGGCCGGGGCCTGTGACCGTGGTTTCAACGCGGATGGACATAGCTCACACTGCAGTAGAAAGTGCCGCCCTGAACTTGTCCCCCAGGGCTTCCCGTAGCTCAATCCCGATCCCGCCGACGCCAAAGGGCTGGCTCAGCTCCAGCATCCTCAACTGCCCCTGCTCGGTACCATTGGCCATGGTGGGCAGTGTTGACAGGTTAGTCAGTACCGCCTTGCCTTCGGCGCCTGGCAGCATCCCAGCCGGCCTGTAGCCGGTCTCATTCCAGCTCAGCGACGACCCGGCCACCAGCCAGCTGGCGGAGCCCAGCAGCGCCCAACGGGTGAGGTAGCCCTCCAAGATCAGCGAGCCCGCTATCACCCCCGGCAGATCCTGCTCACTGCGGCCTTGGCTCTTGGCAAAGGCCTCGACCACCACCGCAGGGCCAGCAGCAGGCACCCCGGCGCGGAAGTTGGTGATCGCGCCAGGCGGCGTCCAGAGCATCCGCAGGTTGGCGTATTCGGCGAAGTCCGTCGCCATCAGCTACGCACCAGCTGCGCCATTCCGCCGCTGCCGCCGACGACCGGTTTGATCCCCAGCGCCTGGAAGATCCGGCCCTTTAAGTCGGCCAAACGAGCGGCGAGCACGGCGCCGGCCGTCCCACCAGAACCGCCGCTTTCGTACTTCACGCGCAACAGGCTGGTATCCCACTCCAGTACGTCGGCCTTGCTCTTCAGGTCGTCGCGGGTCAGGGTGGTGCCAGGGGCGGGGCCTTCGTAGCTCGCTGCATTCAGCAGGTGCTCCCGGCCCGCTTCCACCCGGTCCGCGTAGTCCGCCTCCAGGGCCTCGATCTCGTCGATCCATCGTTGCACCTGCAAAACGGTAGAGGCGGAGATCAGCGCCACCCTGTTGAGGATTGAGGTCAGTTCGGTCTGGTTGGTAACCGACAATGGCCAGCCGGCATAGCTCCGGATCAGCTCACGGTCATCCCGTGGTGTCACCCGCCAGAGGGGGTTGAGGGTTGGGATTGTCATGGCGCCGCACGATCTGCTGCAGGTTTCCGGGAAAGCTGCGGTAGTAATCGGAGATTCCCGTGAGCTACGAAGGCCCCGCGTACGGCAAATCGGCAAGCAAGGGCGCAGGCAAAGGCTCAATGGCGATGGGCAAGGGCAAGAAGGGGGGCAGCTCAATGTCCATGGCGATGCCGAAGAAAGCCAAGCCCGCCAAGTCTGCCCGCCCGAAGGCCAAGTAATCAGTCTGGAGCGTGCCACTGCCTGATTCTTGCCGCCCTGTCAGCACAGAAGAACGGCTGCGCTTGATACCAGGCCCAGACATCGCTATCGCCTTTTGAGGCGTTGCAGCGAGCGCAGGCGGCCACCTGATTGGCACGGACCGTGGGCCCTCCCCTGGCCTTGGCGATCACATGATCGAGCGTGATGTTTTTGGGCTGGCATCCGCAGTAAGCACAGATTCCATCCCAGGCATCAATGATCTCGCGCCTGAAACTGCTTCGAGTGACCAGCACGGTTCCCTCGATTCGGTGGGATGCCACCTAGGCGAGCTTCTGCAGCCAGACGCGGGCGCCCATGCCGATGGATCGCTGCAACATGGTGACGACCTTATGGCCGCTGCGTGGCGGCATGGCCACGGCAACTTCACGCAGCACCTGCCGCGTAGCCTCTTCGTCCCTGGCCCCTACCGTGGCGTGAAGGGTCAGGAAGGCCCGCAGTTCGGGGGGCATCGGTGCGGCCGTAGCGAGGGGCATCGGTGCGTGGCGTTTCCTCAGCTTGCCAGGGTGGCTTAGGGAATGGCAATGGCTTAGGATGGGCGGGCTGGGGTCCTCATGGGAGTGGGGCTGACGCCCCGGCACCCATTCACCACCGCCGAGCAACCCATGCAACCACGCGCACAGCACCTTGAATGGTGCAAGAAACGATCACTGGCCTACGTGGATCAGGGGTATCTGCAGCAGGCACTGAGTTCGATGATAAGCGACCTTAGTAAGCACCCTAAGACCGCAGATCACCCAGGTATTGCGCTTGCCTTGGGCAGGATGGCGTTTGGCGACCTGACGACAAAAGATCAGGTGCGCGAGTTCATTGAAGGATTCAACTGATCACCCACCCACCTATTCACCGCCACCAATGACCAACTCCACCCCAACACCCCAGCCAGCCGATCCCGTCGTCTCGTTCCTACATCGGGTAGCGGCAAAGGCAGCTGGGGATTGCCAGTTTGAGACGGCTGTAAAGATCAGGGCATGCGCCGATGCTATCGCCCAGCGCGACGCCAGCCATCCCGCAGCCGCAGACCAGGCAGAAGGTCCGAGCGTTGCCGACGTTGTCGATCTGTGCGCTGAGTTTGAGTACCAAATTGACAGCGACGACGACTACAGCCTTGGTATCCTGCGCGACATGATCACCGCTGCCATCGCCCGCTGGCGTGCTCCGGTTGCCCAGCCCGCAGCCCAGCCGGTGAACCTGGCCGAGCTGCGTGACCCCGATTTCTCCGGTGGACTGACGCCAAGCCAGCACCTTGACGTGGTGCATGGTGGGGCGGATCCTCGGGTGGCTGCATCGCAGGTGCAGGGAGTGTTGGCGGACCGGTATGAGTTCTCGGTCGTTGATAGCGACGACTGCGAGGTGGCTGGAGGCAGTGCGCCAACATTGGATGATGCAATCCGAGAGGGTCGTAACTATCTTCGCCAATACAACCAGGACGGCCCGCATAAGCTGGAATTGCGCCGCGTTCTGGTGTTGGATTATTCGGAGCCCGCCAATGAATGACACCACCCCCAACCTCTTGCCCTGCCCGTTCTGCGGGAGCACCAGAGTCAGCATTGACGACACGGTAGCAGGGGCTTTTGTATCCTGTGATTTATGTGAAGCACAAGGACCGTTTGTTGAGTATCAGCAGGTCAACTATCCCGCAAGCATGCTTAGGTCAATTTCTGTTGCCCCTAATGGCGACGCTATAAATCCGCCGGTTACTGTTGTCGGTCAGAGTAACGAGGAGTACAAGGAATTACGAGAAAAAGCCACACGGGAAGCCCAATCCGCCGCTATCGCCGCCTGGAACCAGCGCAGCCCCTGGCAGCCGATTGAAACGGCGCCTAGGGATGGGACTGATTTCATCGCCTACAACGAGTTTACGGGTCCTTACATCACGGCAGCAAAGTCAATTTCCCCCATCGCCGCGCCGCCTGATGGCACGATCAGGTTTCCGATGCACCACTGGCATGGGCAAAAGGGTACTTGGTTCCCCGAGCCAACCCACTGGCAACCCCTCCCCAGCCCACCCATCACCCCCATCCCCCATGATTGACGCCAACACCCCCGCCTTTCAGCAGCAGTACCCCAACGGCGCCATCGTCCGCGACCACCTAGGGCGCCAGCTGCGTGGCGTGGTGGCCTGCAACCCAGAGACGGGAGAGGTGATCACCTGCGACATGGGGTGGATCGCCAAGGCTTGGCTGAGGGTGCTGTGGGCCAAGGATCCATTCAGCCATGCTTACCGTTGGCGCCTGGGCCGGCTGCGGTTTCCATCAAGGCTGCCCCGCTACGAGGTCGTAAGTGGCGATATCTTCCGCCGCCACGGCTTCCACCCTGCCCCTCTGACGATCGAGCCTTGCCAGTGGCTCCATATCGGGATTGACAAGCCCTAACCCCTAGTCACCACCCCACCCACCGCCATGGACAAGCTCACAAAGCTGTTGACCATCTGCAAGACTTGCGTGCGCCTGACGGTCAACGCGCATCATGTTTTAGGCGACTCGGCAAATGAAGCCCTGGAAGAATTGTACCGACAAGGTTTTCCTGTTGCCGATGAAGTGTATGCAAAGATTGTCGAAACAGATACACTCATCGACTTGGAATGTTTTAACGAAGACCCGGTTTTTTTCACTGATGCCCATGGGGATCTAAGATCAAAAGATTGCCACAGGGTCTTGCATTACGATTTAATCGCGGCACTAGATGAAGCGCTAGAGTCTATCCTGCACCCCTCCTGGCCACCACCATGGACAACAACCCACCACGACTAACTCTGGCCAAGTTGGATGAACTGATCAACGCCGTCGAAGGTGGCGCCACCGTTCTGTGGACCGCTGCGGGTGACATTCCCGTGGGATCGCCAGTGGCGCAGATGACACATGAACAGTTGATTGCTGCTCTAAAACTGGCAGCCAGATGCGAAGTGAGTGGGGCTGTGATGAAAGAGCGACTGGAGAGACGGCAAAGCATTACCCCCTAACCACCCCGCCTAGCCGCCGGCTCCCCCACCACCTCGCTGAACGTCCGCCCACCTGCCGGAGCATCCAACGGCGCCGAAGGCTGCAGGCTGCGGGTGCGATCGGGGAATAGGTATCGCTCGCTGGCTGTTGGTGCGGTCAGGGCACGCTGCAGCAGCCCCCTAGCCCGTTCCTCGCTGATCCTTTCCGCCTTGGCCAAGGCCCTGACCCCTGCCGCTTGCTCCTCTCGCCAGAAGTCGTTATCGAGCAGGGTGTCACGAATCACCGGGTCAGCTTCCAGTACCTCATCAGCCGGCAGCGGGACCGGTGTACAGCGGCATTGCGGATGGGCGGGGATGACCACCTGATCAGCCGGGTAGATGCGCCCATGGCGACTGAGGCACCACCTGCAGGTGCGTTCATCGGTGGCGGCAACCCAGCGGATGAAACTGAAGCCCTCGGCCAGGTTGTGATCAATGGCCCCCTTGACGTAGGCATTGGCCAGCTCTGACCGAGCGATCACCTCGGCACGCTGTTTTAGCCCCATCCGTGAAGTCTTGCCGGTGGGGTCGGTTGTGCCCTCCAGCGCCCCAACGATCTGCCGTTCAAGCCGCTTGGGGCCCCAGCCACGGGCGACACCTTCGCTGACGATCTGCGCGATCTGATCACGGAACCGTGCGGATTCACCCGACATGAAGGCGGTAGCGGTCTGGGCAGCGGCGCGGATCGCCAGCGGATTGGCCCCGGCGAAGGTGGCGCTGGCACCGGTGATGATCGTCTGCAATGCGGCGGCAGCTTCACCGCCAACGGATAGGGCCTCGACCAGATCGGTGGTGAACTGGCGCTGCCAGGCGGTGATTTCCTCTGGCGGCAGGAACTGCTGAGCGTCCTTGAGGATGGCCCGGTACTTGGTGGATGCTTCGGCGGAGCTGTAGGCGCCGGGGGCCCTGATGGGGTTGCCCTCGGGGTCAAGGTCGGAGGGTCCTACGGCATTGAGGTAGGCCGCATAGTGCCGCTTCAGGTCACCCAGTACGCGATCCAGGGCGGTGCGCAGCATGGCGGTGGTGTTGGCCAGGGTGCGGGCTTCTAGCTGGTCAAGGATGGCGGCGTAGGAATCTACGCTGCTGATTATGCGGTCACCTAGGGCCATGGATTACTGCGTCCGTTCATGGGGCAGGTTTCCGGCGAGAGTGCGAGCGCACAAAAAAGCCCTTAGGCGACAACCTAAAGGCTTTGCGTGCGATCAAATGGCTCGGATCGGAGCGGTCATTAACCCACCACGCCGTCGGGCTCAAACTCGCCTTCGGCTTCAATCTCATCCGCCAAGGATGCCAGGGTGGTTTCGGTTTTGACCACTTCGAGTACGCCAATGACCTCAAACAGGCTGCATTCGGTTTCTTCGATCAATTCGGTGATGCTTTCGTGAAGGGCTTCAACAGGGGTGATTTCAGCAGACATGGGGCAGGTGGTCAGGTGGTCGGGCCTAGCTTACCTGCTCCTGCTCCCGGTGTCTACGCTGCCTGGATCGAGCAACCCGCGCCGCCCGATCAGCACGCCCCGCCTCGGTGTGCAGTCGCCAGCACTCCCAGCAGTGATCACCGTGGGTGCCGGTGTGCTGGCGGGGGCAGCAGGCGCAGGGCCGTAGCTCTGCGGGGGGCAGCAGGCCGGCCTGGCGCTCGCGGAAGCGGCGCTGGCGATCGGCTCCGGTGGGGTCAGGCATTGATGCGCCAAGCGTGCGGGCAGTCGCCAGGCCTCAGGTCCTGATCTCGCCATCTGTTGCTGGTCAAAAGGCTTGGATGCTCATCGCTCCATTCGATCGGGCCTGGCGGGTTGCTGGTTAGCTCGGTCCCATCTTTGTCAAATCGAGGCGGGTTGTCTGCTGTCATCTGTGCGTGTGCCGCTTCAACGACGGCAAAGCTTTCGTTCCAGTAGATGGTTCGGTTTTGCTTAAAAAATGGGTAGGTCATGGCAGGGCGAAGGTGGATTGGTTGCCGGGAAGCCCCGGCGGGCTAGGGGGGGGTCAAGCCCCGATCCTGCGAGTAGCTTGATAGAACAAGCACACCAGCAGGTAGGCCGGCCACAGCACACCGGCGGCGGCGGCAATAAGGCGCAACGTGTCAGTGGGCTCTAGCTGCAAGTTCCAGCCACCAGATGGATTCATTATTTTGAAGCGCTTAACCAGGTGGTTGGGCAACAGGGAGGGGTGGTTATGGCCTTGCGTTTTTGACCAATAACCTGTTGCTACGCCAATAGCGGCGCCTGCGTAGGCGAGGGCGGCAAAGATAAAGGTGGTTGGAGTGTTCATGGCAGGAAAGCAAAGGTGAATTGTTGCCGGGAAGCCCCGGCGGGGTGACGATCAGGCGGCCAAGATTTGCATTAAGCGCTGTACGCTCGGCGTTTCGGGCGGAGCGCCTGCGGCTAAGTTGGCAATAGTCCGTCCATGGATCCAGGCCTTAGCCAATGGGATAAAATGACCGGTGTTTAGAGTTGCATCTAAGAATTTCTGATCATGGCCTGGGCATTTGATGCCAGCCATAAAAGCGACAATTCCCATTTTTTGCGCTTCGTTAACGGTCATGGGTGCTGGGTTGTTCTTTTTGCTGGCGGTCATGGCTGGCGGTGGTGGCGGCTCGGGTTCCCCCTTGCCTGTCCCCATATGGTAGCCGGTCCGTTACGGGATGGCGAGAGGATGGGGGGCCGGTTCACAGATTGTCGCAATCGGTCAGATGCGGAACCCGACCCGCGCTTCAGCCTCCCGCTGCCAGCGCCCCAGATCGTGACTGCGTCGCCGCGCAGCATCCCTCTCACAGTCCTGCGATACCTCCATATCGTCGGCTGCGGTGACGCCGTGGGCCAGGCTGGTTACCTCGTGGGCGGGAACGATGACTAGGTGATTCATTGCCAGGGTGCTGGGTTGTTGGATGGTTGAAGAACGGACAACAGGGGCCCGAAGGTGGACCCCCTGCGCTGGTGTTAGCCCCAGATTTTCTTGTGAGCGTCTGCAGGCTTGCGGATCGCCTTAGCTCCTGCGGGCTTCTCGAACTGAATTGTTGTGCCTGCCGTTGCGGGAATGGGCCCAAGGGTCAGGGTTGAGATTGTGTAGCCGTTGCGAAGTGGGCCGTTGATGTACCAGGTATTGGCGATGTGCAGCAGGCCATGGGCTTCGGTCTGGGTGCCATCCTCGTGGGTGATGAGGATGTGATCGATCTCTTCCCCGCGAAACTGCGTCCAGAACTGGCCAGCGGCGGCGAAGTCGGAAACGGTCAGGGTGGTGGTCATCGGTGGCTGGTGGTGGTTGGGGGAGGGCAATCGGACCGTCGAAGGCTACAGACCGTAAGAAGCGGCAATGCGATCAGCCATTTCGGGATCAGCGTCAACCGTGGGGCCAATCCAGCGATACATGCTGCGGATCTTGGCTTTGCTGAGCTGGTTGATGGTGCGAACTTCGCTGCGGATGTAACCCTCAACAAGACGGGCTCGATCTGCGGGGATGCTTAATACGGTGGCGATGGTGCTGGTCATGGCTGGCGGGCGGTGGCTGGTGGTGGTTGGGTGCCCCCGGACTGCTGGGGGCGGTTCGGCCCGGTTTTACGCCTATGGCCGGCTGGCGATCGGTGGATCTCTCCCCCGGTCTTCATATAGTAGCCGGTGCGTTACGCAACATGCGGGGGAAGGGGTGACAGTTCACAGATTGTCGCAAACTGGGCTGGACATGGAAAAGCCCCGTGTGACCGGGGCGGTGATGGGCTAGGCGTGGTTGCCGCCAGGCCCCGGCAAGCCGCAGGGGTCAGTCAACGATGGCGGCCCATTCGGCAGCTTCGATTCCAGGGTGGACTGCAGGGCTGTAAAGCCTGACGCCATCGGTCAATTCACCAATACAGGTGTAATGGTCGAACTGAGCCATGCACCCAGCAACATGCACAACCGCGCCAGTAGCAGCATAACGAACAGCGTGGCGGAAATCGGCTAAGTCCGTGATGTAAACGGCACCAATCACAGCAGCCTGCTGGCGACGATACGCGGTGCTGGCTTGGTCAGCTTTTGACTCGGCGATGGCTAGGACTTCTTCGGCAGTGAGGATGGCGGTCATGGCTGGCGAGGTGGCGGTGGCGGCTCGGTTTCCCTTGCCTGTCCTCATACTGTAGCCGGTCCGTTACGGGTAAACAGCAACCAGCCCGCACACTTCGGAATCCGTCACAATCCCTTAGTCCTCATCCTCGCCCGGTAGCTCTTCATCCAGCGGCGTGGTCATGTCGTCCCGCTCCGGCGTCGGTGCCCCCAGCATCGGTCGTTCCCGGTTGATCCGCTCCATCTCATCGGCCACGCTGGTTGTTGACCGGTTGAAGCCACCACGAATCAGCTCCGCTACTCCGCTCTCCTGGCTGATCAGCTCAACACCACCAGCAAGCCGCTGCAATGCATCTGCTCGTTGCGCATCCACCGGGGGAGCGAAGGCGTTTTCGTCCATCGTCAGGCCAGCGCCGACCGCCAATTGCTCCCCGGTGTAGAGGCACCAGATTGCAAATATGGACTGCATTACCGACTTCTTGCGCTCGCCCATCGCCCTGATGCTTGCCTGGGTTCGGCCGCCTTCGAGCTGGGACTGGGTGGCGGTTTTGGTGATTTTGCTTTCACCGGTCAGGAAGCCGAGCAACTGCTGATCAATCAGCTCCTTGACTTCCTTGATTTGAGCCCGCTGCTCAGCAAGGGACGTGGCCGATGGCTCGCGGAAAAAGAAGTCCCCGTCTTTGTCCACATCGACAGCCGTGTTAGGGCCAATCACCAGCGGTGTGACTACTTGGCCAGGGCCAGGCGGTAAGGCACCCTTGCGCACCGCCACCGGCATGGCGCACTTGTGGGTTTTCTCTTCCAGGTCGCTTGAATTGCGGAAATACTGGAAGCAGTGCTCGACCACCTGCCGCAATGGCAGCGCACCATGGCCGAAGCCGGCTTTCTCTGCCGAGTACCAGACCACTGGGCAGATGGTCAGCGGTTGCTGCCGTGAGTCCAGATACTGCCCCTCGTCTACCACATCCATGACCATGGAGCCATCGCCACGCTTCGCTAACCGGTAGAGCGTCCATTTCCCCGGTTCAATCACCCGGTAGCGCTCCTCATATTTCACCCCAAAATCACCATCCTCACTATCAACTTCCGCCCATTCCAGGAAGGTGCAGCGGGTCACCACCTCAACCGCACCGACTACGGCGGTCTTCCAATTCAGGCAGGTAGCACGGGTGCGGCTGACCAAGTACGGGCGCCGCTTTGCTGCTGCCTCACTGGCCCCATCGGCGGGCTGGCCATCTGGCATTTCGACCAGGATCGGGACACCGCCATCGCGCAGGCATAGGGGATCCACGGTGAGCCAGAAGGCCTCAAGCGAATTGCCCTCCAGGTCTACGTTGTCCTTGGCCGCTTCAAATGTTGGCGGCGGATCTCTCAACTCGGAGCGTGACAACACCCCGGCGAACCCCTCCAGGCCAGCCCTGAAGAAGTCGCTGAACACAGCGCGACCCAATCGTCCTTCGTAGGCGGTAGGTGGCTCGGCTGGTTCGGCTGGTAAGTATTTACGCTTGATCTCATCACCCTTGAGGCAATGCCAGGCGTCATAGGCACGCTCCAGATCTTCCTGATGCTCCTTCAGTACCGGGTGCTGAAAACTCGGCAGCTTGGGGTCAGTTCCAGGATGACTCGACTTCACCAGCGCCTACGATTAGCCTGCTACTGGAGCTTTCCTGCTGGGCTATAGCTTTACCGCCCTAGGGTGCGGCTTGCGCTGGTTGCGGCCGAACAGCGACGGCTGAACCGCTGGAGCAACGGCGGGGCGGGGCTGTCGCGGGCTGCGGGCCTTGGGCGCTGGTGGTGCGGTTGCCACGTCAAGCCCGAGCATCCCCTGGCGAAACTGCTGTAGGCTCTTGCCGCGCAGCTGGACTTTCAGGCGGTTGTGAAATTGGATCATCGGCCCTGATGGGTAGGACCGCTTGAACGGATCGGCGGCCCATCGTTCCAAGAGGCCACGATCAGCGGGCCGGAGGTTGTTGAATGCCCGTTCGGTGAGGCAAAACAGCGCCGTTGCTACGCTCTCATCCATGACCTGGGGCTGGTGATCGCTGAACAGGGTGATCTCGTCTTCTAGCTCAACAGTGCCGACCATGGCACCCATCATTTCGGTGATCTCAGCTTCGGTGAAGGCGGGGATGTTCTCCACTATCTGAGCCAGGCTCAAGCCTTCGGCCAGCAACCTGCGCACCTTAGGGTAGTGCTCACGCCACTTTGACGGCATCTTTATATCGTAGCCATGATCCCTAATGTGGTGTTTGATCTGCCCCTCGATGTATTGGCAGACGCAGGTACTGATGGCGTACGGGCGACCGGTGCCGGGGTTGATGCGCTTGGGATCGTAACGACGGCAGCCGTTCACCAGGCCTTCCAATGCAGGGCCGATGAAGTCTTCATAGGGCCGACCGCACAGCCTGGACCATTTGTTGGCAGCTTTGCGGGCAAGCCCTTGGTTTTCGACGATCAGTCGCTCTGACAGCTCGGTGCGTGGCGGGCTGCCGGGCTTGGCTGGCTGCTCAAGGGGTTCTCCTGCACGAACAGCTCGCCGCGATCGAGTAGCACGACGTGGCTTGGCGTCAGGTGGATCTTCACCTCCGGCGATGGTGGTGTCCAGCTCCCCCCGAACCTGAACACTTCCAGGTGGCTCCCCTGCGACGACTGGCGAAGGCGCCACGTCCCGGCCACTGGCCTGCCGATCAGTTGGGACAAGGGAGCCTTCGGGAGCTTCAGGGTTGCCATCGGTGGGTTGCGGTTGCGGGTTGGGAGGGGTGGTCATGGCTGGCGGCAAGACTCACGAACACGATCGGCGGAACTTGCCGCAAGCTCGCGGGCGGACTGCAGGCTGTTGGCGTACTTGATCTCCAGCAGGGCGGTGTAAGCCTCGCCAAGAGCATCCCAGCGGCGTAGCTCACGATCCGAAGCTGGCAGGTGGAATGGGACAAGCCGCTGAGCGACGACGTAGTTGTAGATGCGGCGAAGGACCATCACGACTCGGAAGGCTTGGTGGGGTGGAGGGGCTTGTACGCTTCGATCACAGTCTAATGTCTAGTGTAACAAGATACGGACCTGGAAAAGCAAAACTAATTGGCACATCTAAGTCAACCGATCTAACCACTAGGCCCGTTTCTCCTGAAAAACGGTTAAGAATTTCGGATATTGCTTTGGCTGCTGTGTCGCGTTTGGCGCGTAAATCTGCCTGAGTTAAATCGTTGGCAGTTATGTCGCTGTGGTCGATTGGCTTGTGGGTCATGGGTTCGGTGGGTTGGGTGGTCATGGCTGGCGGCAGGGTTCATAAACCTGCTTGGTCTACGTGCTCAAAAGCATCGCCAATGGCCGGTGCTGGCTGACCAAGCGGCCTGAAGGCAGATTGTCGCAACGATTTTCTCGCTATCTCATCAGCTTCGCAAGCCTGCTGTTTCTGCTCCAAGGCGGATTGGCGAGCGTCCCGGTCTTTGCGCAAAGCCTCTAGCGCCTCAACCGCGAGGGAGACGCGGCCACCTATATCAGCACCGATTTCGCAAAAGGCTAACTGGTATTCATATAACTTACTTTGGCTCATTCCATGAGGTAAAGATCCTTGGTATTGAATCAAGGTTACGGGGATCATCTCCGACCAGTTCTGATCCAGCAGCCAATCAACAACCGCAGGGGGCGGAAGGTGCGGGTCGCGGGGGTTGGCGTCCATGGGTTCGGGGGTTTGGCGGGTGGTCATCGGAATCCGGGGATAGGCGATCGCCTTGGCACCGGCTCCCGTGGTGGCGGGGCGGCGCCATGGCCGTAGGTGGCGGTGGTGACACGCATCGGGCCGGTGCCCTGCATCGCGTTGATCGCCTGGCTCAATGCGTCCACCTGGTCGTCAAACGTATCGCCAGGGAACTTCAACAGCTGCGACTTAAGCAGCTCGGTCAGCGGGTGCCACCGGGGCAGAAACACCCGGCCCTTATTGAACTCAGGAGTAGCGGCATTAGCCCTGGCCACCTTCCCACCTACCGGATCGACTGCGTGAACAATAAAGCCAGCGGCGGCACGTTTCAGGGAGCTGATAACGGCGCTGCCATTTGCTTTGTCCTCAACAAACAGCTCGCCAAAGTTCCAGGTCGGCCACATTGCCCCAACGGTTTCCTCGGTTTTAGCGAAGTCCATCCGCTGATCCAGCAGGTCAAGCAGCCACGCCCCCGAACCGTCCTGACCCCATAACTGCATGGCCACCATGTCGCTGCCAGCGGTGTCCTTGAAGGTGCAATCAAGGCTCGCCAGCTTGCGTACAAAACGATCGGGCAGTATCGCGTCACCTTCCAGCCCTGGCCGCTCGCGGGTGCCGTAGAAGCGGAACATCCCCGCATTGAACACCGTGCCACCTGCCGGCTGCGGGCGCTGCTGGTAAAGGGCTGCCCAGTCTCGATCTGGGGTGTTCAGCTGCTTTTTTCGTGCCCACTCGGCATCGTACCGATCGGGGTCCAGTGCTTCACCGGGCTGGCGATGGTCAGGCTCCAGGGTGAGTGTTGCCGGCACCGCAACCTGCACCGGCTCGGCGATGATCGACATCTGAATTACGTGCCACGGTTCGGCCGCGTCTGCGTTGCCGTCGCGCTCCAGTTCCTCAACCTGTGTGATCAACCAGCCGATCAGGTCGGCATCGGCCCATCGAGTATGGGTAATCAACTTGAGACAACCGGGTTCCTCACGGGTATTGAGCACCGTGGACCACCAGTCGTAAAGCTGGCGGCGATAGGCAGCAGATTCGGCCTCCTGCCGGTTTTTGATCGGGTCGTCAACATTGATGAAATGAGCGGGCAGGCCGGTGCCTTTGCCGACGCCTGCGCCCCAGAAGCCACCAAGCTGGCCGGCGACCTTCCAGCGGCCTTTGCCTGAGCTGCTGGGATCAAGGATGCCACCAGAGGCGGTGAAGTAATCACGGGCCGCCTGGCCAAACTCTTCGGCTAGTGGCTGGCTATGGGCACCCTGGCCCCATGTGCGATCGGGGTAGCGACGGATGAACCAGGACGGCAGGAAACGACTGAAAATGGTTGACTTGAAATGCCGTGGCGGCAGCATCAAGAGCAGTCTGGGGATCTCGCCAGCGCCAACCCGCTGGCCAATCTCTACGAGGCGGGTGTTGTGCCGGGTGAAGGGGAACTTGGGGTAAACCGCTGCGATGTGATCACCGAAGGACCGGGTGTAGGGCTCCTGTGGTGTGTTTGTACTGGCGTTAGTCTCGCGCTCCAGCTCCAGCACCGCAAGGCGTGCGGCGGCGGTGGGGGCGCGGACGATCACGCCACCGGCCCCACGCGATGCACGGCCCAGTAGGCGCCACGACCTGTAGGCGGTGTGGCGTCAATCAGGCCGTGCTTGACGAGTGCCGAAACGCGGCGGCTAACGGTGGGCTGGCTGCAGTTCCAGCGGGCCTGCAGTTCTGCGGTGGTGACCAGTGGCGTCAGTCCTGCGCGGATGCGTGGCCCCAGCCATTCGGCCAGCTCCAGGCAATCGAGCAGGGTGTTGGCGGACACCCAGGGGCGGCGGGCTAGGACGGTGCGCACCAGGTCAGGGGTCATGCCATCGGCCCCACTGAGGCGAATAGGTCGGGTTGCTCACTGCCAATACAGGCGGGTGACAACCACAGCCGCTCGCGGCGACCGTTTAGGCCATTGGTGCTGTAGCCAGCCCCTCCACCAGCCTTGCCCTCGGTAACAGTCCATCCATGGGTAAATAGGTCGTCGTGCTCGGCGTC